ATCAGTTTCTGTTACCGCCGCTGCGGATGTCAGTCCTACTGGTGTTGCTGGCACTTCAGCCGCTGGCAGCGTTACAGTCACAGGTGAGGCTAACGTCAGTGTCACGGGCATTTCAGCAACTAACAGTGTGGGTTCTGTCACTGCTACTGCTGGGGCCAACACTTCTGTTACTGGGGTTGGTGCTACTAATTCAGTCGGTTCGGTATCCGTTATTGCTGCTGCATCAGTTACCCCTACTGGCGTGGAAGGGACTGGTTCTGTTGGGTCGGTCACTACTAGCACATCTCAAACGATTGATGTCACGGGTGTACAAGGGGATGGAGCAGTCGGGGTCGTTTCAATCGTCCCAGACGCAAACGTCGAGCCAACTGGAGTCGTTGGCACAGGACAAATTGGATCAGTAAACATATGGAGTTTGGTTGACGATTCACAGACTCCAAACTGGTCTTCCATTGATGACTCACAAACACCTAGCTGGACATCAGTTAGTGATACACAAACACCAGACTGGAAAGAGGTAGCCTGATGGTTCGCAAAGTAAAGAAAGTAATCAAGGGTTTAGAGAAAGCATCTAAGACTCATAAGAAGCAAGCTGACACTTTAAAAAAGCATTTGTCTTCTATGAAAAAACCTAAAGCTAAAACTAGGAAAAGGTAACTTATGGCTGTTTACACTAATGATTTACGCTTAAAAGAAATTGCCACAGGCGACGAAGCAGGAACCTGGGGAAATAGTACAAATACAAATTTACAGCTTATTGCGGATGCCTTTGGTTTTGGCACAGAGGCTATCACCACTAATGCTGATACACATACCACAACCATAGCAGACGGTTCTGCTGATGCGGGCAGAGCAATATATTTAAAATACACAGGCACATTGGACTCTGCTTGCACAATCACGATTGGCCCAAACACGGTCTCTAAACTTTGGTTTATCGAGAATGCAACCAGTGGTTCTCAAAACATCATTATTAGCCAAGGCTCTGGCGCAAATATTACGATTCCCGCTGGAGACACAAAAGCCATCTATTCTGACGGTGCTGGGTCTGGTGCTGCGATGGTGGATGCTTTTGCCAGCCTAAATGTGGTTGACCTTAAAGTAGAAGATGATCTTACAGTTACTGATGATCTTATCGTTAATGGCGATATAGATTTAGAAGGATCTATTGATGTAAACGGAACGGCTAATCTCGATGTCGTAGACATAGACGGTGCTGTAGATATGGCCTCCACGCTGCAAGTGGATGGTGCGATTACATCCGATGCTGGGGCAATTATATCTGTTACTGATAATTCAGATGTTCTCACTTTGAGGTCTACGGATGCAGATGCAAATGCTGGCCCTATTCTTAATCTGAATAGAAACTCAGCTAGCCCAGCAGATAATGATTACATTGGTGAGATTAAATTCGATGGGCGTAATGATGCCGCTCAAGCGGTAACTTATGCTGGTTTTGCTGGCCGAATACTAGATGCTTCAGACGGCACAGAAGATGGTCGTTTTGAGCTGTACACCATTAGGGCTGGCGCACAAAACTCTATGATGGTGACTACAGCCTCCGAAATAGTTTTTAACAACGATTCTATTGACCTAGATTTTAGAGTAGAGAGTAACTCAAAAAGTCATATGTTGTTTGTTGATGGAGGTGAAGATCTTGTACTGATAGGCACAGGAACTAAATCAGTCGTATCTGGTGGTGATCCTGGTTTACAAGTTTCTGGTAATGGCTTTGACTCAATGATCGGGCTTACAAGGCATGATACAAATGCTTTTGCTGCTCAGATCATGTTGGCAAAAAGCCGTAATGCAACGGTAGGTTCAAATACTATTGTGCAGGACGGTGACGGTATTGGTGCAATAGGATTTTTTGCAGACGATGGTACAAACCTTGATAGTCAGGTTGCATATATAACAGCAGAAATAGATGGGACTCCTGGTGCAAACGATACACCCGGAAGGTTGATATTTAGCACCACCGCTGACGGAGCTGCAGCTGTAACGGAGAGGATGAGGATAGATTCGTCTGGCGAAGTCACAATGACTCGCGCTGATAACGGTGTAAATCTTACCTTAGAATGTACAGACACTGATGCTAATGCTGGCCCTAATCTGAAACTTAATCGGGCAGTTACAGGTGCAAGTGATGACGAGATTGGTAATGTCATTTTCCACGGTAGAGATAATGCTGGTAATGGCGAAGATTATGGGCTAATCGCTGGTTTTATTAGCGATGCAACTAACGGATCAGAAGACGGACGGTTAAATTTCAAAGTATTAATGAACGGCACTTCTAGGGATTACCTAATCCTTAATGGCGGTGGTTCAGTGGTTGTGAACCAAGATGCTCAAGATGTGGACTTCAGAGTGGAGTCAGATACCAACGCTAATGCATTTTTTATCGATGCATCAGAAAACACAATAGGTATGGGCAGAGTGCCGTCTAGTGCTCAGCTTGATATTGAAGGCGGGTCTAATGGAACCCTCACTGGACTAAGGATTCGCAACTCTGGTCAAGTTGCAGCATCAGCAATCAAACAAGTGTTCTCGCTCAACAGAGATGGAAGTGATATTGATTTTGAGGCTGCCGCAATTACTGTTTCAAAAGACCAAAACTGGACAACAACAGCAAGCACTGTTGACGCTACTATGGCAATTAATGTCATTCTTAATGAAACTGTAGAAAATAGGATGAATATAGGTGGATTAACTGGGGTACAGATTCCATTTATTAATGATTCTTATAACTTCAGAGTTTATGCACAGGATGCAGATTCATTTTTTGGCATTAGAGATACCAGTAACAATAGCGTATTTCTTCAAATAGATAGAAGTGATGGGCTAACAGTTTTTACTTTTGATGGTCATACTGGGAATTTAGTTATTAATGGCTCGATCAGCAAAGGTTCGGGGTCTTTTAAAATAGATCATCCTTTACCAGCTAAAAAAGAAACTCATCATTTAGTTCATTCATTTGTAGAGGCGCCGCAAGCAGACAATATTTATCGCGGTAGCGTTGACCTAGTAGATGGTTCTGCAACAGTAAATTTAGACACAGCAGCAAGAATGACCGAAGGTACATTTGTTCTTCTTAATACAAATTTACAGTGTTTTACATCAAACGAGTCGGGTTGGACTGCAATAAAAGGTTCGATATCTGGCAACACTTTAACGATAACAGCACAAGACAATACTTGCACTGATACCATATCTTGGATAGTGGTCGGTGAGCGTCAGGACGAACACATGAAGGAAACTGATTGGACTGATAGTGACGGTAGAGTGATTGTAGAACCCGAAAAAATTACTGAAGGAGAATAATAAATGGCAATTACAGCAACATGGTCAGTTAATAACATGACGCACGTTGACGCAGATGGTGGGGTGATACTTGCTTACTGGTCACTTGTGGCAGCTAGTGATGCCGGTGGAGATGAAACAGCTACCGAAGGTGGTAAGAATAAGTTTACCTACGATGCGTCAGGCAGTGGCTTTATAGCATACAAAGATCTCAAAGAGAGCGATGTGCTTGGTTGGATCTACGATGCTAATAAAGGGCCAACTTCTGGTGGGCCAGAAGATGAGACAGCCGATGAATATAAAGCTAGAATAGAGGCTGAACGGACAGCCAAAGTTCAAGCACAGATTGATCGTAAGGCTTCTCAATCAGATGGATTACCGTGGAGCGCATAATGTCAGAAGAGCAAAAAGAAGCTACAGTCGTATTCAACGACAAGAAGATCCCGATGTCACAGTTGAGTTTTCAGACTCAACGAAATATGCAGAGGTTAAGTCAGTTGCAGAATACGATTCCTCAGTTGCAAGAGCAGTTATCAGAGGCACAGATTTTGTTGAAAGACTACAGCTCCAAAGTCAATGCTGCATTAGAAGAGGCTGCATTAAGACAGGTCGAGCAAGAAGCTTCTACTTCACAAGGAAAGCCTTGGGAAGAGGATCAAGTAATTCAGTAATGACGGAGCATCGTCAAGAATATCGGATACACGCTTTGCCCGCCGTGTTCTTGATGGAAGCAGATTTATCGGAAGAGATTGTAAATGACCTAAATGAATATCTCGATGATCTGCTAGAGCAAGAAGATAGACAATCTCATGCGGGTACGTTAGTTGGTCAGATTGGTCATGGTGAGCAACTCACGATGGATCACCACCACCCTAAGATAGCTGGGTTTACAAATCTAATAGAGATTGCAGGAGCTGATTATCTTAAAAACTTTTCTAATGCCACAGTTAATCCGTTTACTGGCAAGCGGTTAGTAGAAACAGATGAGCTTTGGTCGGTTCATAGTTACGAGCGTGACTACAATCCTATACATGATCATGGCACTAAGACTGTTATGGGAATTAGTTGCACTTGTTGGACAAAGGTTCCGCAACAGATATTAGATCAACCAACATCAGGATCACCTGATTATTCTCTGTATAATTCAAGCGGCAACTCTGACGGATGTATTTCGTTCCAGTATGGCGCAGGATCTCTTATGGATACTGAGAGGCTAAAACCGCCACAGTCTTGCATACTCAAGCCAGAAGTCGGGAAGTTTTATATGTTTCCATCGTGGTTGCAACATATGGTTTATCCGTTTGAGGGGCCAGGGGAAAGAAGAACAGTTGCTGCAAACTTAAATGTTTGGAGGGTTTCTGATGATGGAACAAAGCATTGATTGTGACGCTTTTGATAATTCTAATAGCGATTCCATATTTGGTTTTGGAAGAAATGTGGTAGGAGGTAAGAACAATGGATCTTATGGAGATATTAACTATTGCTACTACAATAGTAACGGTTGCGTCTGCGGTTTGTGCGGCAACACCAACTCCCAAAGACGACGAGTTTATGGGCAAATACGTCTATCCATTCCTAGAAGCTTTGGCTCTTAATGTTGGCAAGGCAAAAGATAAAGTTAACTAGTGGATAAGGCGGATCAAGCTTTGCAAGAGATAAACACACATGAAAGAGAGTGTGCTCTTCGCTATGAAAGAATTGAAGAAAGATTGGCTGATGGATCAAGAAGGTTTGATCGTATCGAGCGAATGTTGTGGGGCGTTATTATTTTAATCATAGGGAGTCTTTTGGTTCCCCAGTTTTTAGGAGCTTAGTATGAGTGATGCAAACACTATAAAGGTTCCGACATGGGCGTTGCCAATAGCTGCCGCCGCATTGTCTGGAGCTATCGCGTGGGGATCTATGCAAGCAAGAGCAGAAGCAACAGATGCAGAAATTCAAAGGATTGAGCAAGCTGTAAAAAAGACAGCGGAACAGGCAGTATCCAACGGGCAACTGTCAGCAGTCAATCAAACGCAGATCAAGGCGGTAGTGGACAGTCTGAGTCAGCAGCAGGAAACACTGAAGGCGACAGACGAGAAGCTGGCGCAACTGATCCAGATAATGCTTCAGAAGCAGTAAGGTTAGATTACGATCCCGAAGACCCGAATTTGTTCTGCGATCTCAGAGAGTGGAATAACTTACAGCTAGTTCAACCTCCAGCAAAACGTCATCAGGTTGCTATGGGATGGTTGAAGTTCAACCACCAACAGTGCGGATATGGCGCGATGATTTACGTTAGAAATACTATGCCAAGAGTATTAGGGACGGCTCATCAGGTTGATGTAGAAATGCTTACGTGGGAGCTGGTTGCTCCGCAAGCAGAGCGAGTACAGGCTATTACAAAGAAGCGTAGATTATGACCTTAATGATCTTTGTTTTGGTATTGCTGACTCCTGGTGGTGTTCCAACAGGACTTGAGCTTTATTTTCAAGAGCTAACGTCATGCCTGGAATATCGTGATGCCCTAGTTCACCAGTCTGTTCATCAACATAACTGGATGCGTAGTAAGACAACAAAGTTTGACGGGTATTGTGAGGTGCGAGTAATCCCTCAAAGCGAAGCTGGAACCAAATACATATTTAGAGATCCCGCTAGGAAGAAGAAAGAAGATGACTGACATACCGCCATTTCCAAATAGCGTTCAAGCCCAACCGCCGAATGCTAAGCATCAGATACAAAAGATAGAGATGGAAAGGCTACAAGTTAGAGAGACTAATCGCAAAAGCGAAGTTGTTACTACTTATTATGATTCCAAGGTATATACCTACAAAAACGGGTCTTTTAGTTACACCACACCAAAGGCCACTGGGCAGAATATTTTGGTAACTGTGTGATCATTGAATCTGTTGCGGCAGCTAGTGCCGCACTGAGCGCCATAAATCAGCTCATATCTAAGGTTAATGAGACTGGTCAAGGGGTTCAATCCGCTATGTCCATGATCAGTTCGTTTGGTGAGGCGTTAGATCAGTTTGAAATTGATAGGCGGCATAGTGTTTTTAAGCCACTGTCGAACCAAGATATCTTGAAAATTCAGATGATTCGTAGGTCACAAGCTCGATACGAAACCGAGCTAAGAAATTTGTTATTGGTAGCAGACCCACAATTACTCGAAGATTATGATAAGGCTATTAGAGAAAGAGAGCAGCAACGCAAACAGCATAACAAAATGTTGTTGCGGAAAAAGAAAGCAAGAAAACACCTTATGATGCAATTTGCCGTAGGCAGCGTTACGTTAATAATAGGTTTGATGTTAATCGCTTTTCTATGGTTAATCTTAATGAGGATATATGGGCCATAGAGATTTGTAGGGCTAAAAAAAATAGGTATGAACGCAAAAAAGCTTGAGCCAAAATCTAGATATGCAGAGTATGATGCAGATGGTGATGGAGTAGTCAGCGATCAAGAAATATCGCGTCATCAGGAGATGTTACAACTTGAACTTCAAGAAGAAAAAGCAGACTCGCAAAGAAGAATGGCCTGGGTTGCTATTGGGAGTATGTGCATTTTCGCTGTTTTGCCTGTTATTCCTTTTGTCCCATCTGATCGACTTGATACGTTAGCAAGCATAAGTGATATGTTGTTTTTGAGTCAGGCGTCAATAGTAGGTTTATATTTCGGGGCAACGGCTTATATGAGTAAGAGACAGTAATGGCTAGTAAAAAAGATCCAAGATTAGCTAGAGCTGGTGTATCTGGGTTTAATAAACCAAAGAGAACTCCTAATCATCCCAAGAAGTCTCATATCGTTGTCGCTAAAGAAGGCGATAAAGTAAAAACAATTAGGTTTGGTCAACAGGGTGTAAAGACTAACCAAACTGCTGGACAAAGGAAGGCGTTCAAATCTCGCCATGCCAAAAATATTAAGAAGGGGAAAATGTCTGCTGCTTATTGGGCAAACAAAGTTAAATGGAGCCCCAGTAAAACAAAGTCTCCATCTAAAAAATGGAAGAAAGGATCGTAATGAGCATACTAAGTTCTTTGATCGAGCCTGCTACTAAGATCCTAGATAAAGTAATAGAGGATAAAGATCAAAAGAATGCTTTGGCGCATGAGATTGCCACTATGGCTGAGCGTCATGCACAAGAGCTTGCCAAGGGTCAGATCGAAATAAATAAGCTGGATGCCAAGGGCAACTGGTTTCAATCCAGTTGGAGGCCGTTAGCTGGATATACTTGTGTACTTGGCTTAATGGTTAACTTTCTTATATCTCCTATTGCGGCGGGATTTGGCCTTGATATTCCCCAGGCAGATGCAGGGGTTATGATGCCTCTTCTGTTGGGTATGCTTGGTTTGGGTGGCGCTCGCTCTGTAGAAAGAATCAAGGGGGTAGGTAAGTAGTATGAATCCGGCTTTAGAAGAATACATGGAAAAAATTTCTCCAGAGGCAAAAAAGCTATTTACTCGTATTACGTCTGATATGACTGAGGAGCAGCAAGGACAGTTCTTGGCGGGAATGCAACTTGGCGATCAGGAGTTTGCTGCAGAGGTTCAAAGATATATGCCGGAGGGCGTTCAAATTGATCCTACTAGAGCTAGGCTGAAGTCGCTTCCCCCAGAAGCAGGGGTTGGCCCTCTTGGTTTGACTCTCAGGGGAATTGCTAATATGGGAGATGAGCCTGCCTATAGAACTTATAAGGATTTTCAGTATGAGTTCGAGCCAAACACTGTATCTGCTGTAGAAGCAGTAAATGCGACAGCTCCTCTTTTTGCCCATGAGTATCGTCATTTAATGGGTCTTGATGGCCCAGAGATGATTAATAGAGTTCAAGATTTAATGGCATCGCAAAACTATAAAGAGCTTAGGGATAATTTAAGATCTCTTTCAGATTTTGCTATTTCTTTTGAAGATAGAAGAATTGATGGAACAGAAGAGGCAAAAGATAGGATGAATGATTATTACAATGCCAGCTTTGATCAAGAAGAAAAATATGTTGTTGACGCGATAGACAACCTTCTAAAAGAAAATAGCTTGAAAAGCATGATGTATGTTTTTAGAGATGAAGTAAAAAATGCTAGGGTTTCTCCGTTTTACAAAGATCTTATGGAGAAAGGCCCAGAGGAGGCAACGCAACGATTTAAGGAAGGCGGCAAATTAGATTATTTACCAGATGCTTATCGAGATGGTGGAAGGACAAAGATAATATGAAGACCAGCGAAGAAGGTATAGCTCTAATTAAAAAGTTTGAGGGTTGCGAGCTGTCCTCTTATATCTGTGCTGGTGGCGTTCCAACGATAGGTTATGGTCATACCAAAGATGTAAAAGACGGAGATACTTGCACATCAGAGCAAGCGGAAGAGTATTTGAAGGAAGATTTGGAATCCTTCGAGGCTGCAGTTAATAGATTAGTAGAGGTTGATCTTAATCAAAGCCAGTTCGATTCGTTGGTTTCTTGGACGTTTAACTTAGGTTGGGGCGCATTGTCATCGAGCACACTTCTCAAGGTGTTAAACGAAGATAACTTTGCCGGTGTGCCAGAGCAAATAAAGCGTTGGAACCGTGCTGGGGGTAAAGTATTAGATGGATTGGTTAGGAGAAGAGAGGCAGAAGCTTTACTGTTCGAGGGTAAGGCTTGGGAAGATGTTTAGCCGTAATCTTTAATAAGCACTGAAATGCCATTAACTAAAATAAAATTTGCTCCAGGCGTAAACAAAGAAGGGACAGAGTATTCTGCTGATGCTGGCTGGTTTAGCGCAGATAAAATTAGGTTTAGACAGGGCAGACCAGAGAAGATCGGCGGGTGGGTAAAATATTCTGAAACATCTTTCTTAGGTATTTGCCGGTCAATACATGACTGGGCATCACTAGAATCCATCAGGTATATCGGGCTTGGAACAAATCTAAAGTTCTATGTAGTTGAGGGTAATAGCTTTAATGACATAACGCCAATTAGATCTACTACATCAGCGGGTGATGTTACGTTTGCAGCTACGAATGGATCTAGCACGATTACTGCTACAGATACATCTCATGGGGCCGTGGTTAATGATTTTGTGACATTTTCTAGTGCTGCATCTTTAGGTGGGAATATTACGGCTGCTGTTTTAAATCAAGAGTATCAAATCACCGCTGTCCCTACGGTCAATACCTATGAGTTTACTGCTAAAGACACGAGCGGAACTACGGTCACAGCAAATAGCAGCGATACGGGCAATGGTGGCAGTTCTACAGTTGGTGCTTATCAGATCAATACAGGATTGAATGACTTTTTGGAAGGCACTGGGTGGGGTGCTGGATCATATGGTATGTCTGCTTGGGGTAGTGCAAGCAGTATATCTGCCGCTGGACAGCTACGCTTGTTTAGTCAAGACAACTTTGGAGAAGATTTACTCTTCAATGCTAGGGGCGGAGGCATATTCTTTTGGGATGAGTCTTCTGGCACAGGAGCTAGAGCGGTAAATATTACAAGCCTTAGCGGTTCTAATCAGCCAACTATAGCTTTACAGGTTATGGTTAGCGACATAGATCAACACGTTATAGCATTTGGCGTAAACCCAATCGGATCTAGCCAAATAGATCCATTGTTTATTAGATTTTCTGATCAGGAAAACGCTACTGATTGGACTCCTACGGCTATAAATACTGCTGGTGGAATAAGAATTAACTCAGGATCTGAGATTATTGGCGCGGTTCAAGGTAGGCAGGAAATACTTGTTTTTACAGATGTAAGTTTGCATTCAATGAGATTTGTAGGAGCCCCATTTACGTTTCAGATACAAACTGTTAGCACTGATATATCAATGATCAGTCCAAAGGCAGCCGTAAATGCCAGAGGATCTGTTTATTTCATGGATAAAGGTGGATTCTATGTTTACAACGGATCGGTTCAACCGCTTCCGTGCTCAGTAAAAGAGTTCGTTTTTTCTAACATAAATCTTGGTCAAGCTTTTAAGGTGTTTGCTGCAGAAAACAACGCCTTCTCAGAGGTAATGTGGTTTTATCCTATCGGAGAGGGCAATACAGAAGTTACCAACTATGTCAGCTACAACTATGCGGAAGATCTGTGGTCTGTTGGAACACTAGATCGAGGAGCATGGCAGGGCGTAGGCACACAAAATTTCCCTATGGCTACATCAGTCAATGGAGGCGCTTCTACTGCCAACTATCTTTACTACCATGAGAATGGTTTTGATGATGATGGTTCTGCGATGAATGCTTTTGTTGAGAGCGGAGACCTTGAGCTGCAGGAAGGCGAAAGATTTATGCTGGTTAGTAGAATAATACCCGACTTTGCGTTCAGCGGATTAACATCTGATGCTTCTATCAGCATGACAATGAAAGGTAGTGACTTTCCGTTAGAAACGCCAACAACCTTATCGACATCCACAATAACTAATTCGTCCACACAGTCTTTCATAAGAGCCAGGTCAAGGCATCAAGTAGTTAGAATAGAGAGTAGCGGTCTTGGTTATGGATGGAGGCTAGGAGATTTAAGATTCGATATGAGGCCAGACGGTAGAAGATGAGCACACAAACAAGAACGACACCATTGCCAATCCCTACGCCTGAGTATGATGCCAGAGCAGAGGCTATAAACAGAAGAACAATAGAGATCGCTATGGATCAGATAGAAAACGATGTTGTTCTCGCTAAAACACAGGGAGACAAAGAAGGGTCTCTGGCGATGAGAAGGTTTCAGTTCCTTCTTATGGGTGCTTCGTGACTGATGTCATAAAAGTTTTGGGTCAAGCTGATGTATCAGCCACAACGACTACTACACTCTATACGGTTCCCGATCTTACACAAACAACAGTTAGCTCTCTTGTGGTTTGCAACAGGGGTGGGTCTGGAATTACGTTTCGAGTGAGCATTCATGTTGCTGGAGCGGGAGCGGATGATAAGCAGTTTATATTTTACGATGAAGATCTTGCGGCAACTACTAGTCGCACAATAGTTATTGGCATTTGTTTAGCGCAAACAGATGTTGTGAAAGTTTATGCCAGCGCGGCAAATGTTAGTTTTAACCTATTCGGGGTGGAGACAAGTTAATGAATTATAATCAACAGGCTCCTTTGCAGAATCAAGCTGATGAGATGGCAAAGTATGGGCGTTACGGCGATACCATGCTAGTACATATGAACCCCTATGAGGTTCAAGGAATAGCATCTTTATCTCCTACAGGAAAACTGACAACTAACCCAGTCACTGGACAGCCAGAGGCGTTTTTGCCATTCCTAGCTCCGTTGCTTGGCAGCATGATAGGTAAGGCTGCTTTGGCAAAAGCTGGTGGTTTACTTGCTGGTAAAACCGCACTAGCTGGCGCAATAGGATCTGGTCTTGCAACCACTGCAGTAACTGGGGATATAAAGAAAGGGTTGTTATCAGGCATAACAGGTTTTGGCTTAGGCAAGGCACTCGGTGGTGCTTCAGAGGCGTTGTCGCCAGAAGTCGCTACAGCAGCCGAAAATGTATCTGCGTTAGAATCTCAAATTGCGGGTGGCGCAGACGCAATAAGAGAAGCTACTACAACATTGGGCGGCCTTACAAAAGGAACGCCAGAATATTTGGCGCAAGCTGATAAACTTGCCAACTTACAAACTGCTCAATCAACTCTAACTGGTGCAATGGACACCGGATCAGGATTAATAACCCCATTAGAGACAGCCCAACAATCTTTGACAGACGCTCAAACCTTAGCAAGACAAAGCACTGGGTCTTTATTCAGAGAGTCGCCGCTTGAGTTTACTAAGCAGTTCGGAAAAGAGTTGATAAAGCCTGCAAACTTAGCAGCAATAGGTGTTGGAGAAGGAAAGAAGGCTGAAATGGACGCTCTTGAGGATGCTATGGAGCGTAACAGACGGTTTGAGGAAGAAAGAGAAGAAGAAGGTAGAAGAGCGGAGGCCATGATTGAGGATGCATATTCTACATTAGAGTCTTCTTATCCTGGTTATCAGATACCAAGAGGTATTTCTGCAGGAGGCATTGTCTCTTTAGATCCTAGTCGAGCGCAAAGAACAGTTGATGGGGTTTATGCTTTATCTGCCGGAGGGGGCGTTCCTTTACCAGAGCAAACTCATCAAATGCAACTGCCCCCTACTCTATCTGCAAAGGTGGCCAGAGGTTTGGACAAAAGTAACTACGCAGAAAGAGTAATGATTGATGATAACCCAGATGCTCCGTATTACATTATTGAAGGGTTTGATCGCAGCCCAAATATTAATAGAGGAGTTTATCGTGGGCGAATGCCGGAAGAACTAAGAGAACTTTTGAAAGCTAGAGAAGAGCTTACGTTAGAAGGCAAGCGGTTCTTGGATGCACAAAGCAAGGAAGGGGAATCTTTACAAGACACGATGACATCAATAGATATGTTGCGTGAATTTGATAAAAATCCAGAATTAGCAGCAAGAGGCTTGTTGATTAGCAAGCCCCCCAGAAGACCATCAACCAATCCAGAAGATAGGAACTTTGACAGCTTTATGGGCGAGGGTCGAGCCATGATGGAGGAGGCCCAAAGACTAGAAGCTTTCAAAGCATATTTAGATGATCTAGAGCGCAGAAAAGATATGGAAGCCAATAGGTCTGCAATGTCTTATCTTCCGCCAGATGGAGGAATGTCATCTGGAGGAGAGGTGCTTGGATATAGGATGGGCGGAAGAGCTAGAAGGGAAGCCGCAGAAAAAGCCAGCGCCGAAAAAGCCAGCGCCATAGCAGATAAAGTCTCTTATGACACCGCAATGGGTAATATAAATCTAGGTGCATATGGAAACATTGGCGGTGTAGGTGGCCCGTCTGGAAGGCCAGGAGCTGCAGCTAGGCAGCTAGGTTTGAGACCGACAGCGGTCATAACCCCAGAGGAACTACAAGGTTATAGGCCAGGTATTGATCCAGAGATAGCATACTTCAGAGACCCTCTGCCAGAAACAGAACCAGAGACGACAACAGGAACCGCAACGACAGGTGCGGGAGCTAACGCTGGTCAACTAGGAGCCGATTTGTATTCGCAGATCTTCGGTGGCGGTCGAGGCGCTAGAGGAGGAGATGTATCAATAATAGATACTTTTGGTGGAAAGATGCCATCTGAATTGGCTATGGAAGGCATAGGAGCTGAGCCTTCGATGATGATAGGCGATATGGAAGGAGCTGGTATACCGTCAATCGGAGCTGCAGCTAGAGCTGAAGCGAGACCTATGCCTGACACTCAGCCTTTAACTCCTAAAGAAATTAGGATGGGTAGAGTTATGGAGGGGGATATCGCCATACCTGAGATAACTATTCCACAAACAATAAATATCCCGTCAGTTCCTGCTGCTGCAGTTGCCCCTCCAATAATGTCTGTTGGCAGGCCAGACGCAACAGACCTTGCGTTAATGCCGCCTCCTCCCCCGATGATAACTAAAAGGCAAGCTCCGCCGCTAAATATTCCCGCAGCTCCAACAAGCGATGCGGCTGCCGTACCTCCCCCCAGTGGATTCTTTGGAGACATTATTTCTCAAAGAGAAGCGCAGGGTATGGCTCCTGCCTCTGGATCATTTGCTGGACTAGGGGCTGCTACATTCGGCGGGGAGCCAGTAGAAGGGTTTGGCGGAGCATTTGGCTCTCGATTACCATCTGTTCCTCTTCCTCCAGAAATGACTCCAATACAAATGCCTAGAGAAGAGATTGCTTTGCCTCCAATTCCAGATGGTAAGCAAGTTCCAGGAGGCTTGGCTGATTTAATTAGATCCGCAGGCGTACCTAAGCCTGACGAGATTCCTTTTATTCCAACGCAAACAGTAGAGGTTCCGCCCCTGTTGTCACCAAAAGATAGAGAAAGGATAAGAATACCTAGATTTGCTGGGCCTCCTGGGTTTCAAGAGGGTGGCGAAGTAACTGCTATGGCAGACACAATGGAAGCTAATGGTCAGAGCGTCATCCAAAATGCTGCAATGGCTATTGCAGGAAGGCTGCCAGAAGAGCAGGCAGAAATGGCTATCAATAGATTTATTGACGAGTTCGGTGCAGAAGCTTTTGAGGTTTTAAGAGAAAGAGTTCTCAAAGAAATAGTCCCTGACGCACAGACAGAGGGTGAGATCGTTGGTCGAGGCGGAGGCATGGATGACATGATTCCAGGAATGATCGGTGATCAACAGCCAGTAGCTGTAAGCCCAGGTGAATATATTGTTCCAGCAGACGTAGTGTCTGGCCTTGGTGATGGCAGCACAGATGCTGGGGTTGAAGAGCTTGACCAGATGCTTGATCGTGTTCGTATGGAGCGAACAGGCATGACTCAACAACCTAGACCTATGAATACTGGGGGTGCATTACCAGCATGAAACAATCTGCAAAACTTTTAGAGGTGAAGCCTCTTCGAGATATATCTAGGGAGCCTAAAGTAAAGAATCGATCTGATCGAGGAGAGAAGACACACACAATAGCTTTGGTTCCAGCAGATTATGTCCCGATCCTTTGGAAGGATGTAGAGTTCCAGCTTCGTAAAGCTGTTGCAAGATCCAAAGGTCGATGGAGCATGGAGTCTTTATATCAGTCTATAGTGACAGGGCATCAGCATTTATGGGTTGCCTTTAATACTGACAAAGAAATAGATGGGGTTGGCACAACTGAGCTAGTCAACTACCCGCACAAAAGAATGCTGTGCATACAGTTTCTTGGCGGCAAAAACTTTAATGACTGGGTCTGGGACATGGTCGATAAATACAACGACTGGGCCAAAGACAATCATTGTTCCGGCATAGAGGCCACTGCTAGAGAGGGATTCTGGAAGTGGTTGAAGCAGGATGGTTACGAGAAATCATATGTAGTTTACGAAAAGAGGATTGACTAATGGGCAAGGGAAGCAAAGCGCCTAGTGGGCCTCAAGAGGTTGTACAGACAACCAGCAATTTACCAGAGTATGCGAGACCGTATTTTGAGGAGATGCTTGGTCGTACAGTTGCAGAGACAACTAGGCCATACGAGCTATTTCCAGGTCAAAGGCTTGCTGAACTCACTGAGTTTGAGCAGTTGGGCCAGCAGGGTATGTTGGATCTTGCGGCTGCCGGTACGCCACTGCAAACTATGGCTGCATCGGATATTGCCAGTCAGGTAGGATTTCAACCAGTTGGCACAGGATTAGATATTGCTGGGCAGTTCCAACCTCAACAATTGCAGTCCCAATATCAAGCAGGAGCTATAGATCCTAACTACGCTGCAGGAACACTAGGGCAAGGTTTCCAAGCTGGACAAAGAGGTGTGGGCTATCAGGCCGGTCAGTTTGATCCTGGCTACGTTGCTAGAGAGCTAGGCCAAGACTATACCGCTAGAGATTTACAAAGCCAATATCAGGGTCAGCTAGACACAGGGCCTGGTTTTCAAGCTGGAACAGTTGCAGATGCAGCTACATTAGAATCTTATATGAATCCGTATCAACAGCTAGTTACGGATATAGAAAAACGAGAGGCGCAAAGAGCATCTGATACACAAGCAGCAGAAATTAGTCAGCAGGCTGCTCTTGCTGGAGGCTTGGGAGGATATCGGGAAGCGATACTCCAATCAGAAAGAGAAAGAAATCTAGCTCAACAGCTAGGAGATATACAGGCTAGAGGTGGTCAGGCGGCATTTGATCAGGCTCAGAAAGCATTCGAGGCTGACAGGGCTGCTAGGCTGCAAGAAGCTCAATTTGGATTGCAAACAGGAACAGAGCAGCAGAAGGCATTGCAGCAAGCAGAGCAGTTTAGGCAGGCGGCATTTGGCGCAACAGAACAAGCAAGACAAGCCCAGCAGGGTATGGCTATTGATGCTTTCCAAGCGGGCGAAGCTGCTAAACAGCAAGCAGCACAATTAGGATTGACCGCCCAACAGCAAGAAGATGCAGCGCAACGAGCGCAAGAAGACTTTGCACAACAGCAGTTCCAGCAAAACGAACAGCTTAGGTTAGCGCAGCAACAGGAGGATAGGGCTGCATTCCAAGCTGGAGAAGCAGCAAGACAAGAGGCTGCAAGGCTTGGTCTGTCAGCGCAGGAAATAGAAGATCGAGCGTTACAAGCAGAAAACCAAGCTAGGTTGGATACTCAGAAGTTTAATATACAGGCGCAGGAGACTGCAGCTAGATTGGGCTTAGCTGGATTAGGGGCAGATCAAGCAACGAGAAGTCAACAGCTTGAGGCGGCAAGAGTATTAGGCACTCTGGGCGGTCAAGAGCAAGCACTGGCGTTAGAGCGTTTGCAGAACCTACAAGCTGCAGGACAGATACAACGAGAGCTTACGCAAAGAGGTTTGGATATTGGATATGGAGACTTCTTGAGGCAGCAGGCTTTCCCAAGAGAGCAGTTATCATTCTTTAGTAACCTATTAAGAGGTCTACCCATAGCTCCTGGGCAAACACAGGCAGTTTATGGCGCTGAGCCTAGTGCTTATCAGCAGGCTCTTGGAGCTGGTATCGGCGGTGTTGGTCTCTATAAAGCCTTAGCTGGTGGTATTTAATGAATATATTTGAGCAAGAAGATGTTGTAAAAGGGATGCCTGATCAAAGGCTAATGCAAGAGGTGCAGCGCCCATCTGGAAGTGTGCCACAGTACTTGGTTGTATCAGAGATACAAAGAAGAGCAGACATGAGAAAGCGTTTTGCTGCTCAACAAACAACGCCAAGTACAACAGTTAAAGATCAAATAGTTAGCGGTGGGATTGCGGCTATGGCCCCGCGACAGCCATCTATTGGGGGGATGACTTCTTCTCCTCCATCCCCAATGCAGCCTATGGCTCCGCAACAGGCTATGCCGCAACCCGCCGCGCCTATGCGTATGGCGACACCTCCTCCTGTTCGTATGTATGGAGGAGAACAGGTTCCTTATCCCTATGGCTTTTCACCCGTTTCAACTGTACAGACAGACTCTAGCCAAACAAATCTATCTTCTACGAATATTCCTAACACACCAACGACATTTGAGTCGCTAACTGAAAGTGCTGCGGCCTTGATGCAAGATATGCCTGATGCTACGCCAGATTTTTCTTTGGCTAGAAAGGCATCTGAGGAGAGAAGAGAGGCGTTGAAAAATAGACTTGATGCAGACCCTGCAGACTATTCTAAGTTTGTTTCTGATTACACACCTGATTTTAGTAGATTTAAGCCAGATTTTTCCGATTTGATAGATGAGCAGGAAAGAGCCGCCGAGAAGATAAGACAAGACGCTAAGAAAGAGTCAGGCGCACAAGCATTAATTCGATTAGGCGCTGGAATTATGGAAGGAGATACGGCTCTGGGCTTGCGTGAAGCCGGTCAAAGCGCAGCAACTATAATGCGTGATGCAAGGAAAGATATATCTGCAGCAGACAGGTTGAAAAATGAAATGAAGGTTTCAGCACAGAACGCAGCAATGGAGCTAGGGGTTCTGGGCGAGAAGGCAACGATGGATAAGTTGCAAAGAGATGCAGACATAAAGGTTGCCCAGTATAAAGACGATAGAGCACGGGAGCTTGCTTTGTTACAGATTGATGAAGCGGCTGCAAGAGATGAGCTTAATCTAGAGGTAGAGGCTGCTAAAGCATTAAACGCTGCAAGTATTAAGAACTATGAACTAGCGTTAGATACATTTGTTAAGCAGGGAGCATTGCTCAGATATTCTGACTTGGCAACTGCAGAAGACAAGGCGAATTTGAGAGCAGCATTAGATGCTATAGAAGGCCCGTTAAAAGAAGAGTTAAAGGCGTGGAGACAAGAGAATGAAGATGCATCACCAGAGAACTTTAAAACATTCTTATTAACCACTATGGATTCTTTGATTAGCGCACTTCCTTCAGAGATAAGTGGAGGTATAACGCCTAGAGCGATAACAGGAAAGCTGGTTGATAGTAGACTGGGGATTGATCCAGTATCAAACAGCGAGGTTGGTGAAGGCAATAAAAGAATAGAGTTTGATTCTGAGGGCAAAAGAATAAACTAATGATTGAGGCTGTTCTTGATGATGGGACTGTGCTTGAGTTCCCAGAAGACACAGATGATGAGGTAATTAATCAGGCTGTAAAGGATTATCTTGAGAGTATAAGGGAGCCTGAGCTAGTTGAAAGTATAAAGGAGCCTGAGCAAGACTTCCTTGATATGGGTTTTGATGAGCAATTACAAACAGTATTAAGCTCACCTCTTGCGAAGCCCTTAGAGCCTGTTGTGAAGTCTGCGGAAGCTGTATTCGAGCTGGGTAAAGCTGTTCAGCGAGGTTTTGGAAAAGGCTTGCTTTCCGCTGGCGCTGGACTAGCTGAGCTTGCGGATGCTGGTACTGATCTGATTGGCCTAGAAACCTTAATAGACAGCGGAGATGAGAACTTTTTAATCAACGCCGCCAATAAGGGTAAAGAAGCCTTAGATGAATATTGGGGT